ACATATTAGTAACCTATTACTGAGGGAACAGATGATGATCCACTAGCAGAACTGAATGAATCATTGTTATCATAATCATCATTGAAGACTGGTTCAAGTTCTGTAAATTGCATTTGCATCTCATAAGCAGTTGGAACTCCGTCTTCATAGGTCGCATACTGACCCTCAGGAGCATAGTTAACTGTTAAAGTTTGAAGAGCACATTCTTTAAATAGATTCAAGGCAGGGTGAGGTGATCCTCGGTGAAGATATTGTAAACGAAAGGTATATGGACTTTTAAGAAATAGATATGAAGCACTTTTAATTGGAGCCATTGCTTGTTTAAAAGTTCTAATAATTTGTATTACTTCTTTTCCTTCATCTCTACTACGAGGAGCTAGTTTAAACGTAAAGTTGAATGGTCTAAGAGCAGGTTTCTTAAATAACAATTCCATATTAGGATTCATTATATTTCCAGTTGCCCTTGTAAGAAGTGATTGTCCCTTAGATCCTGTTGCTGCACTAACAACTGCGGTGCTTAGTGATTTTTTTATATCTTCTTTATTCTTTTGTATGGCACTTCCTGTATTTTTGAGAGCACCACTAACATCACCAGTAAGAAATTCTAATCCTATATTTGCAAGGGCAGCATCAAGAGCAGTCATACTATCCTCACCCCACTCACAAGCATTAGCATCAGTAACGACACCAGGAATAGGAAGGGTGACAGATCCTGCTATTGTTCTATCTTTTACAACATTTCTTTCGTCAAAGAAATCAAGACTGTTTTCTTTTGCTTTAAATCCTCTGGGTTTATATTCTAATACTGTAAACTTAATTACATCTTGATCAGTTTTTCTTAAAGTCTTGGGATAAACAAAGTGACCAAATTTTTCTCTTGTTCCTACTTTTGCTTCGGTTGCTTTCAGTGCTTCACCAGTAATAAAGTCTTTGGTGTCATTATCTTGTTTTTCATTATTTTTTGCTAATTTATTTGCCTCTTTCTGTGCTTCTGTAATATTCTTTCCTTCTTCTATCTTACTTTTTACTACTGTATTTTTTGCTTGCTGTCTGATTAGTTTTTTTCCTTCTGGTGTAGTAAAAAAATCTTCTTCAAATTGTCTAGCACCTTTTGTGAAAGTTCTATCAGGAGAGAAGACATTTGTTTCAGGATCAAGGAATCCTACCATCCTATCCTGACCAAACTCTTCATTCCATACCTGCATTCTTCCTTTATTTGGTTCGTCTTGCTTCACTTGCATAAAATATTTCTCATTCTTACCTTTACCTGATGGGATGGCGAGAAATCTATTTTTTACGGCATCACTGCCATAATATCCTGCTTGGGCTGTCATTAGAATATTATTTTTAGTTATTTAGGAGGAACTTGGCATAAGGTATAGCGAGTAGGTCATCAAGTTCATTATATTGCACCACATACAGTTGTCCTGCTAGTTCTTCCCACGTATAATTCCTATATTTCTGCCAATGGAAGTTAAGACCACGGAATCCCCACGATTGTAGGTCTGTACAAGCAATCAGAGGGTGTTGATCGTATGTTATGTTAGGAGTCTTGGCATTATATACAAAGGTATAGAACTTTCCTACCTCAGGTATGGGTTCTACCGTATCATTAAGAGCTTCCATGATTTCTAACATCATTTCTTCTGCATCATTGGTTCTATTGTTAATGTCACTAAGAAATTGTCTGACACGATTATCTTCTGCTTCTTTTGCAGCATTAAAACCAAAACTATCTGCCATGATGGATACCTAATTCTTTTTCTGTGATGATTTTAAATTCAACTCTCTTATCTTTACACCATTCATCTGCTGCTTTCCATTTTGCTTGGTTAGTTGCATAGGTTTTACATTCGTAGATATATGATTGAGTCACTTTTTTTCTTGGTTTAGGTGGTTGTGTTTGTTTGGCAGGTTTAACTTCGATTACATAGGTTTTAATTTGACCATTGCTTTCTTTCACCTTGATGATAAAGTCTGGAAAGTAACGACGAGTCTTACCATCAGGAGCACGATATGGTATCCAAAACTCTTCACTCCCCCACTCTATGATATTTTCATTCAGGTCACACCAACTACAAAATTTATTTTCCCAACTACTACGGCATATGATATTAGATATATCACCCTTATATTTCTTAGGAAATCTAGGTTTGTAAATACTTTTCTTACTTTCAGCCATATATATTATATAAGGTAAAAATTATTTATAAATGGGAACCAAGACTTCAATAGCAACAATCAAGTCTACTCTACTTAAACCATCATTAACCTCTTTCTTTGAGGTGAAGATTGGAATTCCTCCTGGACTTTCTAGTTGGTTAGGTATTCGAGAAAGAGATTTAAATTTATTATGCTCAGAAGTGGATCTTCCAGGTTCGCAGTTGGTGACAACCGATATAACTAATGATTTTCATGGGGTTACTGAAAGACGAGCATATAGAAGAGTCTTTGAGGAGGAAACTAATTTTACTTTCTATGTAGATTCAACTGACTATACTCCTGTTAAATTTTTTGAGAGGTGGATTGAATATATTAGTAATGGAGTTGGTGATCAGGCTGCTCCTGAGGACTTGAAGAGAAGTGATTATTTTTATAGGATGAGATATCCTGATGGTAATGATGGATATACTTCTCAACAAGGATTGGAAGTTAGAAAATTTGAAAAAGATTTAAAATCCACTGGGTTAACATATAACTTTGTGAAGAGTTATCCAGTATCGATAACTTCAATGCCTGTTTCTTATGATGGATCTGATATACTAAAATGCAATGTTGCGATGACTTATATTAGGTATGTTATCAATCAAGGAAATTGGGAGTGGTCACCATCCTTATCTAAGGGTCTTGGGAATCTATTTAATCCTTTCACTCAATCTCAATTTAATGCAGGAGGATTTACTGGAATGGCCGCTAACTTAGTCAACTCTGTTGTAGATAATGCAACAGGAAGTGATTTTGTAGGAGATGTAGCAGGAGGAATAGCAGGGAGACTGCTCAGAGGTTTATAAATACTCGCTAAATAATAATACTGAATTGTACTTAGGACATTATGCCTTTACCAAAAATTGCAACTCCAACGTATGAATTGGAGTTACCCTCGACAGAACAGACTGTTAAATACAGACCATTTCTTGTCAAAGAAGAAAAACTTTTAGTTCTTGCATTAGAAACAGAAGATACTAAACAGATCACAACGGCGATTAAAACCGTTCTTAAAAGTTGTGTTCTTACAAAAGGAATTAAGGTAGAACAACTTCCTACATTTGATATTGAATATTTGTTCCTTAATATTCGTGGCAAATCTGTGGGTGAAGAGTTAGAAGTGAAAGTTATTTGTCCTGATGATGAAAAAACCGAAGTCCCTATCACTATTGATTTGGATGAAGTTAAAGTTCAGAAAAGTGAGGGGCATAATAATCAACTTAAATTAGATGATACTTTGATGATGGAGATGAGGTATCCTTCACTCGATCAATTTATTAAAAATAACTTTGATTTTAAAGATGAAAATCAAATGGAACAATCCTTTGATCTTATTGGTAGTTGTATTGATAAAATTTATAATGAAGATGAAGTTTGGGCAACAGCAGATTGTACCAAGAAAGAAGTGAAAGAGTTTCTTGAATCCATGAACTCATCTCAGTTCAAGGATATTGAAAAGTTCTTTGAGACTATGCCTAAATTATCTCATACTATTAAAGTTAAGAATCCGAAGACGAAGGTTGAAAGTGAAGTAGTGCTTGAGGGATTAGCGTCTTTTTTCGCTTGAGCATGGCATACATGAATCTGGAAGGTTATTTCAGACTCAATTTTGCCTTGATGCAGTACCATAAATATAGCTTAACAGAGATTGAAAATATGATGCCTTGGGAACGAGACATCTATGTGGGTCTTCTCCAACAACATCTTGAGGAAGAAGAACTAAAACAAAAACAAAGATCTAATGGCTAGCACCAATAAAAATCTAATACAATCTCTAAGGAGTGCTCACGATCCTCATTTTAAGTTAGAGGGGAGAGTTGAGGGGCTTGAAAAAAATATTCCTATTCAAATCGCTGAGTTACATAAGACACTGAGTAAGTCCTTTGGGATGCAAAGGAAAACTTTGGCTCGAGTTCTTGGACTTGAGAGTAGACTCTCTAATTTAGAAGTTGCAATAGAAGTATGGACATCCAGAGAGGCATCGAGAAGGCAACAGGAAGCAGAACAGAAAATAGAAGAGGTAGCAGAGGAGGTAGCAGATGCAGTAGAGGATGTAGTAGATCAGGCAGGAGATCAGGCAGAAGATACCATAGATGAGGAGATACCTGAACAATTAGATAATGTGTTGGATGATATACGTGGAGAGGAAGAGATAGGGAGTGATGATGCAGCAGAAATAACTCCACCGACTAGCACAACAACAAAACCAAAACCAAAACCTAAAAGGAAAAGACTTAGGATTAGAAAGACAAAAATTAGTGGTGAGGATTTAAAGAAAGGAAGTAGTCAAGAGACAGTAGAACAGAAAAAAATTAGTAGTGAGGATTTAAAGAAAGGAAGTAGTCAAGAATCAATAGAAAAAATTGAATCTAGGGTTTCGGATAATGAAAAGAAGATTGAATTAGTAAAGAGCATACTTAAATCTCAGATGAGTGATTTGGCTGAGAAGTTACGTAGTTTAGAACCAGAATCTGAACCAGAATCAGAATCAGAATCAGAATCTGAACAGAAGCAAATATCAAGTCCTTTATTGGAATCCCTTCAAGCAATTGCTGCTACCACTGAGTCTATTCGTGATACTTTAATACAGAAGCAAGATAATGATAAAGATATTTTGGAGGACATACGTGTTGATCAGGAAAAGGCAGATGCAGATAAGCAAGAAAAGGGATTAGAGAATACAAAACCAAAACCTCTTGCAAAGTTGGGTGAAAAAATTGCTGCACCTGTGGTGGGTTTATTTGGAAAGATTTTTAATTTTATAAAGACTTTATTTCTTGGAAAATTTTTAATGAATTTCTTGGATTGGTTTGGTAATCCTGAGAATCAAGGAAAGATACAGAGTTTAATTAAATTTGTTGGAGATTATTGGCCTGCCTTAACAGCAGCAGTGTTGTTGTTTGGAACTGGATTTGGTGGTTTAGTTTCAGGATTACTTACGTCATTGGCAGCTTTTATCCCTAAGATGATAGCAGCAGTCGCAACGATGAATCCCTTATTAGCAATAGGATTAGGAACTGCTGCTGTTGTGGGTGGTACTGCACTGTATATGAATAATAAGAAGAAGAATAAAGAAGATGAAAATCAACAGGAAGAACCGCAGAAATTTAATAAAGGTGGACAAGTTCCTGGTTCTGGAAATACTGATACAGTTCCTGCGATGCTAACTCCTGGTGAGTTTGTGATGAGTAAGGGTGCAGTTCAAAAGTATGGTGCTAATACAATGGAGTCCATGAATGCTGCTGCTGGTGGAACTAATAAACCAACTTATGAAGCACAAGGTGGTTTTGAAAACATTACTAATACAGAGACAACTTATAGTTCTGATTCGGATGGTAATTTTAGTTTTGGAAAAAGATATGTTTCACCCGAAGAAGCAAAAGAAAGAATTGCTGCAATGGGAATGCCATCTATGGAGTTGTGGGATGGAACAGTAGTCCCTAATTTTGGTAAGATGGGTGCTGATTCATTTATGAAGGGAATGCAATTGACAAGAAGTATAATGGTTGAGAATGAAGCAGATCCTGAAAGAATTAAATTTCTTGATGATTTTATGGCGACTAATCCTTATGCTCAGTCTGGAAAAATACAAGAGATGATTAATAGAGTGGTTCCAGGTTCAACAGAACAGGTGTTGGGAGATTTGGGTGATAGTATAACAGCAAGTGCCAGAATGAAGGGTGGTGGTTTAGTTCAAGGATTCCAAGGTGGTGGGAGAGTGAGAGGTAAAAGTAAGATGTATAATATAAAATCTAAGGAACCAAAAAATACCGTGATAGCATATGAACAGGAGGCAAATAAGGAACAACAAAAGTCTGCACCAGCAAGTGGTGGTAATGAGATACCTTCTTTTGATGTGGCTCCGATAAGGGATCCTCTCAAAATGACAACCTTACAAATAGTACTGTTCTGATATGGCATTAGGACTCGTAGCAAAAGGATTAATGGGTGCTGGTAAGGCAGCGAGTGGTGCGAAGATGGCAAAAAATATCTTCAAAAGAAAAGGTGGAAAGGATGCACCCGATGTTCCTGCGTCTGAACAAACGATTGATGTAAAAGCAGAATCTGTTCAAACTGTTCAACCTACTACTCCCTTAGTACCTACCATAGGTTCCGTAGATGCGACAAGTATTAGTAAACCAACTTCTCCCACAGGAACAGAGGACTTAGAAGGAACTGCTTTTAGAATTAAAACCTCACTGGTTGATGTTGATACATTACTCAGAGGATCCTTTGCATTAGATAAGATAAGAGAGGAGGAGAGGAAAAAGAAAGAAGGTAAGAAAGAAAGGAAGGATCAAGAGAAAGAATTAGAAAGTGCTGCTAAAAAGAATGGTAAGAAGTCTGGACTTGGTAAACTTGTACCTCCAAAAGCAAAAAGTATATTTGGAAACATCATAAACTTTTTTGTTACCTTATTGTTAGGTAAAATTTTGATGGGTTTGCTCAATAACATGGGAATGTTTACAAAACTGCTTACAGCATTAGGAGCAGTAGCAAATTTCCTTGTGGAGTGGGGTGGAAAATTTGTTAATGTTTTTGTAAGTCTCGTTGATTTTGGATATAATATGGTTGAGGGATTACGAGATAAGGTAGGAGATATATTTGGTGAAAAAGGAGTGCAGTTATTTGATAGATTTGGTAACATTTTTAAACTTCTTATTAATACTGCTTTGATTGCAGCAATGGTGGGTCCAACAATTGCAAAAGCAATCAAAGCATTTAAGGCAGCAAAACTAGCAGCATCAGGGGCGAAAGCAGCAGCAGTCGCAACAAAGGGAACAGCAGTGGCTGCTAAGGGAGCAGCCATAGGAGGAGCAACTGCTGGTGCAATTGTTGCTGGTGTTGGTCTACTTGCTTCTGGTCTTGGTGAGGGTGCATTTCAACTTACTAAAATAGGTGATGGATTTGTAGATTATTGGCGTAAATCATATAAAGAGAAGAAATGGTTTGATCCAAGAAGGGCAATTGATTATGGAATATTTAAGATTATGCAAACCCTTAATTTGGGTCTAGGAAATTTGGGTGTACTGTTGGATATTATTGGAGCACCATTTAGATATTTGATCGAGTTGATTCGATATCCTTTCCTTGATGAAGCAGGTAAAGCAAAGCAAAGAGAAAATCTTGCTAAGTTTGATGCAAGAATCCGAGAACAATTTAGAAAAACTTTGAATTTCTTCACCCTTGGATTGGCGTTTAAAGAAGAGGGATCTTTTGGAAGTCTTTATGGTGAAGAAGGAACAGGTGGTATGGATTATGATGCATCTGCTAAGGTAAAAAATAAGAAAGCCGATGATGTTATTTCAAAAATTGATTCACAAGAAAAACCTGTTCAAGAATTAAAAGGTGGTGGTAGAGTGAGAGCATATAAAAATACTAACAGATATGAAGGTATTGCTGATTATGCTTCTTATGAGGGAGGAGAAACTATAACTTACATAGTCTCCCAGAAAGGATCTTCATCTGGTGGAGGAAAAACTAGTAGTGCAACTAATGCAGAGACTGTGAAATTATCAGAAGGATTGATGCTATCTAACGCTGGTGGTGGTGATTCTAATAATCCTTATGATGTTTTGGCAAAACGTTAAATATAAGTAGGAGGAATCAAGTATGTCAAACAGAGCAAAACTTAGACAAAAAGAATTAAAGAAGCAGCAGGAACGTGCTGCTGAAAATAGAGCTGCTAATCCTGAGAAGTATAGTACAAATAATGTTATTAAAGGAAGAAAGACTGGCAAAGAAAGAAGAGAAGATCAACAAAAGAAAAGAGAAGAGAATAGAAAACGGAGAACAGACCCGTGTGATATTGAAAAAATAACTATAACATCTGCTAAGAATCCTAAGGAGAGTGTGAACCTAACAGGTGGACTGGTTCGCTTCATGTATTATGAGAGTCTTTTATCTAATACAATTAAAGCAACCTATACATATTCGGATACAGGTAACACTGTTAATAATGCAAAGACAGGATCGAATTGTAAGAATACTGGAACAGCATTGGAGAAGTTGCCTATTGTTGGTGGAGAGATAGCAAGTATCAAAATTGTTGATAACCGAGGTGCTGTATTAGAATTTAGTCCAGAGAAAAACAATCCTTTGATTGTAAATAAACCAACTCCATTTGATGATAAGACTACTAAGTCAGCAGTTCAGTTACAACTTATATCCAAAGAATATTTGGAGAATGAAAAGTTAGATAACAGAGTTGTGAAGTGTTATGAGGGAAAAATATCTGAGCACATTGAAAAACTTGTAAAAGAAAATTTAAATACTGATAAGTCTGTTGATCTTGAAGAGACTGGTGCAAAGAATTATAACTTCATAGGTAATACAAGGAAACCTTTTTATTGTATTAATAATTTATCTACTAGGGCAGTCCCTCAGGGTAATGAAAAATCAGGTAACAGTGCAGGTTTTCTTTTCTGGGAGACTGCTGATGGATATAATTTTAAATCTTTGGACACACTCTTGGGACAGAATATGAAAAAATCTATTGCTTATAATGAGACACCTGACAACGGCAATCTTCCTGCTGGATATGATTTAAAGGCACTTGAATATTCTAGGAGCAGTGAGAATAATGTTCAAGGTAAGATGATGATGGGTGCATACTCTACGCAACTGAGATCTTTTGATCTTTATAATCCAGATTTTAATGAAGAAGAATTATCCAGTGAGAAAGGAGGTGAAAGTAAAGGAAGTCAAGATTCTTTAACTCTTGCGGGAGAAGAGTTGCCTTTGTATAATAAAGATTATTATGTGCCATCTAGAATTAGTTGGTCGGTATTAGATACAGGATCTCAATCTGGTGGAACTACTGAGGAGCAATTGGATAAGTCAAAGGAAGAAAACTTTGACTTGAAAAATGTGTACAATCAGTCTATAATGAGGTATAATCAATTATTCTCAGCAACAGTAACTGTAACTGTGGGAGGAGACTTCTCCTTACATGCAGGAGATGCCATCTTTATAGATGGTCCTTCTCTTAAAGCAGAAACAACTTCTAATGATGATATTGATAAAAAAGATGGTGGTGTTTACATCATTGCTGATTTAGCCCATTACATTTCACCTAAGGAAACTTATACCAAAATGAATTTAATTAGAGATTCTAGTGGACGTAAGGGTAACCACAGCAATAGAAATGCTGCTATGGCAACACAAGATAATTTCTTGTCTAATATTAAATAAATACAAACGTATGGGACTATGTACATGACTAAGGAAATTAAGCACGATTTAGATCACGAGGTCTATATCGATCCTAAAGAC